GATTTCAAGTGATAAGTGAGTATGTAAAATAACAGAAAACCGCTGCCCACAGATGCCCGTGAACAGCGGTCTGAACCATATGTCAATCCTTGTATTGCGAAGTTATCCCGAAGTATTCTTCAAGAGAAAGTCCGCTGTTGGTTATGTTTTGTGCTAAAGGCGTGCCTACATACCTTATATGCCAAGGCTCGTACTGATAACCGGTGTAAGCCTCCTTGCCCTTTGGATAACGAATTATAAAACCATATTTCGCACAGTTGTTGGCAAGCCACTTGGCTTCTCTTGTGCCGCCAAATGAGTCGCTGGCGTTGTTTACGTCTATTGCCATGCCCGTCTGATGGTCGCTGTAGCCGGGTCTTGCGGAGTATTTGTCTGCTGCAGCCTTGCCGTCACGGTTGCAGTACATATTATAAAGGTACCTCTGATCGTAATAAGAGCGGTAGCCTGAGCATACCCACAGGCTTATGCCGTCTTTATATGCAGCGGTCTGCATCTTTTTGAATGCCGCTGATGTTTCTTTGGTCAGACCCTTTGGGTCGTAGCTTGCAGGGAGGGAATATGTTTTGTTCGCCAAAAGAACTCCGTCAACATAGCTCATGCCGTTTATGACCTCGACAGTGTGGTCTGGGGTCTTGACGGTTATCTCCTCGGAATATGCTCCATAGTGATTTGAACCTTTATCGTCCGTCTTGCAGGCTCTTACCTTGAATCTGTATGTAGTCTTTGCGTAAAGTCCGTTTATTGCGCAGGAATTTACCGTAGATGAAGCTATGTTCTTCCACTTGCCGTTTGTGTATATAAACACCTTGTAGCTTGTGCAGCCTACAGACTTCCAGTTAAGGTCAAGTGTAGAAGCAGTGATGTCAGAAGCTTTTACTCCTGTTACCTGCCTTGGATTTGTGGCGGAATTGTAGTTTTCACAATAGTCGCTGTATATCTTAACTCCGTCTACTATCTTATATGCTCTTACCTTGAAATTCTCCCTTGTTGCCGCAGGCAGACCCTTGACAGTGTAGGTCGTGCCTTTCACGTCAGCTATCTCAGGATATTTACCCTTTGAACGCATTCCCACAGAATAGCCGTCTGCATCGCTCACAGCGTTCCAGCTAAGCTTTATAGAGCTTGTGTTAGGGGTCTTAGATGTCAGACCAGTGACCTTGTTCACCGTGACAGCCTGTGCCGTTATCTCCTGCGAATATTTGCCGTAGTGATTTGCGCCCTTATCGTCACGCTTGCAGGCTCTTACTTTAAATTTATAGCTTCCTGCGTCAAGTCCTTTGACAGTGTAGCTGTTTGTATCCGTCTGCGCTATCTGCTTCCACTTGCCGTCTTTCAGCATAAAGACACGATAGTTTGAACAGCCCACTTTTTTCCATGAAAGACTAACGGAAGCATTGCCCGTCTGAGCTTTAAGACCGCTTATAGGGCGGGGATTTGTGGCGGAGTTGTAGTTCACTGAATAGTCGCCATAGACCTTTTGACCGTTCACTATCTTATAGGCTCTTACCTTGAAGTTCTCCCTTGTTGCCGCAGGCAGACCTGTAACAAGATATGTAGTGTCCGTAACGTCTGCTATCTCAGGATACTGACCCTTTGAACGCATTCCAACAGAATAGCCGTCCGCACCATTCACGGCGTTCCAGCTAAGTCTTATGGAGCTTATATCAGGGGTTTTAGATGTCAGCCCTGTGACCTGAGGCAGACTTGTCTGTACCGCAGCTTCAGCCGCCTGCACAGGCATACTCACTCTTAGCACGCTGTCAGGCACAGCACCTGCCGCACATATCATCATAGCGGCACAAGCCACTGCCGCTGCATTTTTTCTGTTTATTATCTTTTTCATTTTTCAGACCTCCTTTGATGAAATTCTTTTGCACTTTAAGTATAACACATTTTTACCAGTTTGTAAACACGCAATTCCGAATTATTTTTGTTCACATTTTGTTTTTTATGTTTACTTATACTCAGTTGCAAAACCTCTCTTTTGGTTGCTGAAAGAATGTATAAAAAACAAAGACCGCAGAAAAAATCTACGGTCTTTTGTGGCTGGGGTGGAAGGATTCGAACCTTCGGAATGACGGAGTCAGAGTCCGTTGCCTTACCACTTGGCGACACCCCAATGTTTGTTCGATTTAGCTTGTTTTTGGTTGGGATAGATGGATTCGAACCATCGGAATGACGGAGTCAAAGTGCCTTACCTCTTGGCTATATCCCATCGTCATGTCCCTCACTCAAACAGCTTAATCATTATAGCACACCATTTCGAGAAATGCAATACCTTTTCATATTTGTTTACAAATCATTTACAGCGTATTAACATATATGGGCAAAACGACGTAAAACCGTACGATTTTGTAGAAAAACTATTGAAAATGGTCAAAATATGTGATAAAATGACCATAAGAACGTGGCTCGGAACAAAAAACGAAAGGTCGTAACCGTTATGGAAGAGAAGAAAAAAGGATTTATCAAGAAGTTTGTAAATGAGTTCAAGGCGTTTGCTCTCAAAGGAAACGTCATGGACTTGGCAGTGGGCGTTATCATAGGTGCTGCGTTTCAGGGTATCGTGACGTCATTTACGGAGAATTTTATCAACCCGATAATAGGCTGTATAGGCGGTGCTGACGTAGAGGGCAAGATACATTTGCTTGGAAATCAGTACATAAACTACGGCGCATTTCTGACGGCAGTGATCAACTTTATAATCATGGCGTTCGTTATTTTTGTAATAATGAAGGTCATAAACAAGCTTGCGTCACTTGGCAAGCATGAAGAGCCTGAAAAGCCTGCAGAGCCACCGGTGGACGTAGTGCTTCTTACAGAGATCAGGGATCTTCTCAAGGCACAGCAAGCGGCTGAGGCGAGCAAAGAGGAAGAAAAGGCAGAAGAATAAGATCTGAAACGGTACACTTTTTAAGTTAAGGGACAGCTCCCATGTGGGGCTGTCTTTTTTGTTGGTTATCTTTTTGACGGTATTCGCTCAAATTCAGGTAGGGGCAAACACTTTTCTTCTGTAAAAACTCCACAATTATTGCTTCTTCACTTTGTCACTTATTCTGTTTTAAATCTCTTTACTTTTTTGTCATCATATGATAAAATAATAACATATATGTTTGTGAATACTTTTAAGCTTTTAAGTTTTCTAGCTTTCAAGCTTTTAATTATGAAAGGAAGTTTTTGTATGCCTATAACCGAGATACTGGAGCGTAACGCAAGAGAGTTCGGAAATGATGTTGCTCTGGTAGAGGTCAATCCTGAAATTAGAGAAACCAGACGTGTGACTTGGAAGGAATATGAGCTTATCGAGCCTAACCCGGTCTGTCATTATCGCCGTGAGATAACCTGGAGCGTTTTCAACGAAAAGGCTAACCGCTTTGCCAATCTGCTTTTATCCCGTGGGGTAAAAAAAGGTGACAAGGTAGGTATCCTGCTTATGAACTGTCTTGAATGGCTGCCTATTTATTTTGGTATCCTCAAGACGGGTGCGCTTGCAGTGCCGCTGAATTTCAGATACACTCCAGAGGAGATAAAATACTGTCTTGACCTTGCCGAGGTGGATATTCTTGTATTTGGTCCTGAATTTATCGGCAGAGTTGAGGAGATAGCTGATGAGATAAGCAAGAACAGACTTCTTTTCTATGTTGGCGAGAACTGTCCGTCATTTGCAGAGCATTATGACAGGCTCACTGCAAATTGTGCAAGCACTACTCCGTACATAGAGCTTACTGACGAGGACGATGCGGCTATCTACTTCTCGTCAGGCACAACAGGCTTCCCGAAGGCTATCCTGCACAATCACGAGAGCCTTATGCACGCCGCAAGAGTTGAGCAGAATCATCACGGTCAGACAAAGGAGGACGTTTTCCTTTGTATCCCTCCGCTTTATCATACAGGTGCGAAGATGCACTGGTTCGGAAGCCTTATCTCAGGAGGCAAGGCGGTGCTTCTCAAGGGCGTGAAGCCTGAGTTTATCCTTGATACCGTTTCAAGAGAAAAGTGTACTATAGTATGGCTTCTTGTGCCTTGGGCACAGGATATCCTTGACGCTATCGACAGCGGCGAGGTGACACTTTCAAAGTATGAGCTTTCACAGTGGAGGCTTATGCACATAGGCGCACAGCCTGTTCCGCCGTCACTTATTGCACGCTGGAAAAAGGTTTTTCCTAACCACAAATATGACACTAACTATGGTCTTAGCGAATCTATAGGTCCCGGCTGTGTACACCTTGGTGTGGATAACATTGACAAGGTAGGCGCAATAGGCAAGGCAGGCTTTGGCTGGAAGGTCAAGATAGTTGATGATAAGGGCAACACTGTAAAGCGTGGCGAAGTTGGCGAACTTTGCGTAAAAGGTCCTGGCGTTATGACCTGCTACTACAGAGATCCAAAGGCGACGGCTGAAACTCTCAAAGACGGCTGGCTTTTCACTGGCGACATGGCTCAGGAGGACGAGGACGGATTTATTTACCTTGTTGACCGCAAAAAGGACGTTATTATAAGTGGTGGAGAAAATCTTTACCCTGTACAGATAGAAGACTTTTTGAGAAGTCACGACGCTATCAGGGACGTGGCAGTAATTGGTCTGCCTGACCAGCGTTTGGGCGAGATAGCGGCGGCAATAATCGAACTAAAGCCAGATCACCCATGCACAGAGGAAGAGATAATGGCGTTCTGCCAGAAGCTTCCGAGATACAAGCGTCCGCACAAGATAATTTTTGCAGACATACCGAGAAACCCGACGGGCAAGATAGAGAAGCCGAAGCTCAGGAAGATATACTGTGGCGAGAGCCTTGTGGCAAAGCAGAATCACGGATAAAAAATAAAGAGGGGTAACGAAAATGGGACGAGAAGTAGTATTTGCCAACATACGAAAAAGAATGATAGCAATGATAGTTGGCGGTGTGATACTCACGCTAATGGGTGGATTTATCTCATTTGCGGCGGTAGTAGCCGGTGAATACGGCGTATTGATACTTGGACTTTTTGCTCTTACGCCTGGTGTTATATTTCTTATATTTGGTACATCACGGAGGACGCACCCTGAAAAGAGCGGCATATTCAAAGCCAATCCCGATCTTTTACAGCAGGCTGACGAGCTTTACGCCAACATACAATATCAGGACGATCATATTATCGTATCCGACAGGGTGCTTGCCAACAAGAAAGCGCCATTTCAGATGTGCTGGCGAGAGGAAGCCTACGGCATTTACCAGCACACAGCGAGTATGAATTTCATCAGCTACACAAACGAGATAATCGTCTGCACGAAGCACAAGAAGAATGTACTGCGTTTTAACGTATATGCCAAGGGCAAGGACACCGCCATGGGGCTTATGCAATTGCTTTCCCAATGTTGTCCCAACGCAATGGTAGGCTACACTCCTGAAACGCTTGCACATGTTAAGGATATGCAGAGGCGTGCTCAGCAATAGATAATGGACAAGCTCTTTGTGCTTAAATTTGCACAAAGGGCTTGACTTTTTTTGTGATTACTTGTATAATGGTATAGTTGACACAAGGAGATGTACCCAAGTGGCTGAAGGGTCCGCACTCGAAATGCGGTAGTACGGCTAAACCGTAGCGAGAGTTCAAATCTCTCCATCTCCGCCAAACGAACAAAAACCACCGTAAATACGGTGGTTTTCTTTTGTATACACGATTTTTACACGATTGTGTTCAATATCTTCACCGCACGTTCTTCCTCTCGTGGGTAGAGGTGCGAGTAGGTGTTCCATGTCATTGATATGTTGGAGTGTCCAAGACGTCTTGCTATCTCCTGAATGTTTATGCCCTCATTGGCGAGTAGGGAAGCGTGGCTGTGACGGAAGTCATGAATACGGATACGTTTGACACCTGCCAAGTCTGCAAACTTCTTGTTTGTCTTTTCAAGGGACGTGTCACGAATAGGACGCTCACCGCCGCAGATGTACATATCATCACTGAACTTTGGCACTGCTTTCTTACAGCGTTCGTAATGTTCTGACAGCACTGCCCTTAATGGCTCTGGTATCTGTATCGTCCGTATGCTTGGCTTGTTCTTTGGCGGCGTGATACGATCACCGCCTTTGAGCTTCTGAGCAATGCTCTTGGTGATGGATATGTAGCTGTCTTTTATATCAGTCCATTGCAGGGCGTATATCTCGCCTTTTCGCATACCCATGTAAAATGCTATGTTGAAAAATACATAGTAGTTCCATTCGTACATTGAGCCGCCGTCCTCTGCTTCCTGAGCATAATTCTTAGCTGCCGATATGTATTTCTTGAACTCGTCAGGCGTGTAGAAAAGCATTTCTTTCTTGGCTTCAAGGGGCGCTTTGAAGTTGCCTGCGGTGATAACAGGATTTTTCGGAATGTATTCCATTTTCACAGCATAGTTCATCATTGCACGAAATTCGCCATAAATGTTCTTTCGAGTGACGATAGCCAATCCCTGCTCTGACAGCTCCTGCTTCCATTTCTGCACCATTGGTACGTTCAGATTATCTATCCTAACGCTTTCAAAGGTGGGCAGGACGTTCTTTTTCAGTATTCTTAGGGACTTGTCCAGTGATGTTTCACGGACCTCCGAACGCTTGGCGGTGATGTACTCCGTGAATAGCTGTCCGATAGTCATTTTTGGAGCTATCTCTTTAGCATTGAGCTTTTGTGTAAGCTGGAGTTCAAGCTGCTTAGCCGCCTCTGCACCAAACACCACACGGTCTATCTGATGAGACTTTCCAAAACTGTCCGTATAATTGACACGCACACGATATTTTTGCAGACCGTCTTTTCTGATGTTCTTTCCGTTCTTGTCCGTCATTTTGTAGATCGGCATAAATATTCCTCCTATTCTTGACACTTCCTCGAAAGTGTGCTACAATAAAAGGGCAGAATTCGCCCTTTCTTAATGGGTTAGTGTGAATTTGAATCGAGCTGATATTGGTAGTATCTGCTCTGCTCGCCTCTGAGTGTTGGTAGCACTTGGGGGCGAGATTTTTTTATGCAATATGCTGAATTTGTGCCAGTGCATATTGACAAATAGATGTGCATATGATATCATATAAGTAAGTTAACTCGTGAAGGATTAAGGCTGGGTTCCCGAATGGGAGTAGGCATTCGTGCTTAGAATTCCTTTGCCCCTGGGGTTGACTTATTTTTTTGTAATCTCTCTTTTAGATTCTGAATTATATGTTCAGGGTCTTTTTTTATTTCGTCTACAATAAAGTCTATTGTTTGTAATGAGTAACTGTATTGAGGCTGTGAAAACATTCTTGAAACAAAACAGAGTTTATCATTTCCTTTAATTTCATAATGCTTGCAAAATAAATTAAAATGATACATATTAAATTTCATAGTTATATTTGCTTTTTCAAGTTTCTTATTGATTTCTGAACAGCACTTCTTAGCGGTAAATTTATATGTATCATTAGGATTTTGCATTTGTTTTACGATTTTTATTTCTTTATCTGCACTATTATCAATCCTAACAACCGCAGAGGCTTCGTCTTTCTTCTTTGTTATGTAATAATGATGATTTACTCTTATAGCAAAATGACTGTTATTTTCGTCAATAATAGGTGTTAATTCCTCATTTGTACCTATTAGTCTTTCTGCAATTTCAGGAGGATATTTTGCCCTTATTTCGTCATTGTCTATGGTATTGTAGCTTACAGTAAGTGTGAGGAAATTTTGTGGAATAATTTCAGTCATATCAATATTATGAAAAGCCTGCATTTTTTCAATAAAATTAAAAACCGTTGCCTGAAAAAGAGGAATGTATACCATTTCATATTCTTCGGTTATGAAATGAGTACTCATATTTCTCAATTCAATAATTTTCTCAAGATTTCTTCTTAATGGGTCTTTATCATTGGTAAATATTTTCTTTACGCAAAGTTCCAAAGTAATAGTTCGGTTTGGGTTATCTTTGTAGTATACGCTCTCATTTCCGAACGTATTAATCATATGAGCTTTTAACATAAGTTCCCAGGCATTGCATATAAAAAAGCTAAATCCTTCTACTCTATATTTAATTGAAGGTTTATTATATACTTCTATTGCCATAATAAAGGCTTCTTTTGACTTATCAGTTAATTTATCTACTAAAATATTCAAATGAACACTTCCTTTTTCCCTGTCAGTATTTACAATACTAGCAGG